ATCGGCGTGGCGCTGGAACTGCCTTATGAGCTTTTGCTAAAGAGCTTCACCGCGAGCTATTCAGCCTCCCGCGCCGCACTTGAAATGGCATGGCAGATGTTTCGCACCCGCCGCTCATGGCTTGCATGGAAATTCTGCCAGCCGGTCTATGAGTGGGTTATAACTGAAGCGGTTGCAAGTGGCCGGTTGTCGGCACCGGGCTTCTTCTCAGATCCGATCATCCGCGAAGCTTGGCTCGGCTCGGACTGGATCGGGCCATCGCGCATCCAACTTGACCCGCAGGTGGAAGCCAGCGCCGATCTGATTGACTTGAACATGGGAACCAAAACGCGCGCGCAAATAATCATGGAGCGCACTGGCGGTTCCTTCGAGGCCAAGCATTCGCAACTCGTGAAAGAAAACAACGTGCGCGAGGCCGACGGACTGGTGACGCTTGCGACAGCGAGCGAAGTCATGCAGCCGCCGCAGCGGAAGCCAAACGATACAACTGACACTGACACCGAGAAAGAGTAGCAATGATACACCCACGCATAGCCGCGCGTCTATTCAACGCGCCTCTTTTGGTTCATCCTGGAAAAGCCGCTTCAATCCTTCATGGATTGGGAGGGCGAATTCTCGGAAGCAATATCGAATTTTCAGGGCCAGAAGCCATTGCGCATATCGCCTTCGACAATCGTTCGCCGCGAATTGGCACGGTAGGAGATCGCTTAGGACGGCGCGTGGCCGCCAACGGCGGTCGCCCTTATGACATGGTAGGAAGCATAGCGATCATCCCAATTGAAGGATCGCTCATTCACAAAGGGGCCTTTCTTGAAAGCAACAGCGGCGAAACTTCATATCAAGGCATTCAAACACAGGTTGTTACTGCCGCGCGCGACCCGCAAGTAAAAGGTGTTGTTCTTGAAGTAGACAGTTTTGGCGGAGAAGTTTCTGGAGCTTTTGAAACGTCTGATATGATCCACGGGCTATCTCTGGTAAAACCCACATTGGCCATCCTCTCAGATCACGCATATTCCGCCGGTTATCTCATGGCAAGCGCGGCTAGATCAATCATCATTCCTGAAAGTGGCGGCTGCGGCTCAATCGGCGTCATCACCATGCACACCGACATGAGCGCGGCAATTGAAGCCTCTGGCATCAAAGTCACAATCCTCGCCGCGGGGAAGCACAAGGCCGACTGCAATCCATTTGAGCCTTTGCCGGAAGGCGTTGCGGCCACTATCCGCGCCGAAATTGAGTCCGTCCGTGACGTTTTCGCCGGGCGCGTATCTACCTATCGCGGCTCTAGATTTAGCTTTCAAGACGCAATGGCAACCGAGGCGCAGGTTTACTCCGGCTCCGATGCCGTTGCGGCTGGCATGGCCGACGCCACAGGCCATCCGAGTGACGCGTTTGAGGCGTTTGTAGCATTAATCAACCGGGCATAAACCGCCCATAATTTGAAAGGTAATATCAATGAACAATCCTAGTATGATGGCGGCTATCGCACTTGCAGCCGGAATGGAAGATAAAAAGAAAATTGTAAGCCCTCCCGATTGCAGTTGCAATCCGGATGACCCAAATTATGACCCTGATTGCGATTGCAGTAAAGAAATGGCTCCCGACGCTAAAGTTAAATCAGCCGTAAGTGCGGAGCGATCACGCATTACGGGAATTTTGTCCGCGTGTTTTCCAGGGCAAGAAAAATTAGCTGCCAAGCTGATAGAATCGGGCGCTGATCTCGGAACGGCAGCTTGTGCCTTTATTTCCGATATGAAGGCACAGGGCGGCAAAGTTCTAGCCTCGCTCGACGAAGACGAAACGCTGGTGCGCGGGTTGCGCTCTGAATCTGCAAATCCTGCAATGCATGTACAAAACCCTGCCGATGCACTCGAAGGCGAAGCCAAGTGGAAAGCGGAATTTGCCGGGTCCAAAGACCTCCAGTCGGAATTCTCGACTGAATCCCGTTATCTCGCGTTCAAGAAAGCAGAAGCCGCCGGAACGGTCAAAATTCTCCGCAACAAGATTGATAACCGCTGATCATCAACCAATAAGGAACTCAAAACATGACTACACTTGCAGTCGATAAGGTCCGCGACCTTAAGCCCGGCGACATCAACGACCTTCCCGTCGTTGCGTCGGACATCATCTATGGCGGCGCTGCCGTCGGCATTGTAAAGGCGAGCGGCCACGCCCGCCCGCTTACGTCTGCTGACGTTTTTGCTGGCTTCGCCCAACGCCAGTCAGATAATTCTCTCGGCGCGGCGGCGGCGAAAACTGTCTCCATCGTGAGGTCAGGCATCGTCACCATCCCTGTTACCGACGCGGTAATAACCGATGTTGGTTCACTGGTTTATGCCCAGGACGACAATGCCTTCTCGTTCCTCGGAACAGCAGGCGTATTTGTGGGCCGCGCCGTTCGTTTTGTTTCGGCAGGCATCATGGATGTAATGTTCGATGCGGGCGTCATGCGCGACCCGTTTGAAGGTTACGTTCATGAATCGAAGGCAGTCAACACCACAGTTGACGCCGAAGACAGCGGCAAGGTGTTCTGGATTACGGCTGATGCCGTGGTCATCACGCTGCCTGCGATTGGCGGCATCAACAACCTCATCATAGCCAATGGTCTTTCTTATGGCCTGGCGCTCGTCGAGGTGGCGCCCAATGCGAATGACATGATCGAGGCACCAAACATCACCGCAGCCGACGACAGGTCCTTGCTCAACACGAAGGCGACTGCCCAGCGCGGCGACTACATTGAAATCATGGACGGCGATGCTGTTGGCTGGACTGCCCGCATCCGTGGAACATGGGCCCGCGAAGCTTAATTTCTGACAACTAAATATAAACCCGCACAACTAAAGGATTAAAAACATGAGTGCGACTCTTATCTCTTCACGGGCTGTCATCGGCTCGTTCTACGAGGCCCTTTCCCAGGGCGACACGGGCTGGGTCAACGACCTGAGCTTCAAGGTAACATCTGACCAGGCGTCCGAACAGTACGCTTGGCTTGGCATGGCGCCCGCAATGCGTGAATGGCTGGGTGGCCGTTCGGCGAAAGACATTCGTGAAAATTCCTTCACGATTGTAAACAAGTCCCACGAAGCCACGCTTGAGGTTACGGTGCCGGAATTGCGCCGCGACAAGTGGGGCCAGATCAATGTGCGGATTGGGGAGTTGGCCGACCGAGTAATGAGTTATCCGGCTAAGCTGATTTCCACTCTGATGAACGCTGGCGAAACCGGCGTGGCTTACGATGGCGAATACTTCTTCGACACCGATCATACCGAAGGCGACAGCGGCACCCAGGACAATGACCTGACCTACGCCGCCGCCACCGGCACAACGCCGACCATCGCGGAAATGCGCGGGGCAATCATGCAGTCCATTGCGGCTATTCTTGGCTTCAAGGACGACCGTGCTGAACCCGTGAACGAAAACGCCCGCGACTTCATCGTCATGGTTCCGATGACCCATTGGGCCATCGCGATTGAGGCGGTCAATCTTCCGACGACCGACAGTGGCGGCGCGAACCTCTTGCAGAATATTAACGGGTTTTCCATCAGAGTGGTTCCAAACCTCCGCAGCACCTTTACGACAAAGTTCATGACCTTCCTGACCAGTGGCCGCCAGAAGGCGTTCATTCTTCAAGAGGAAATGCCGATGTCGATTAAGGCTGTCGCGGAAGGCTCCGAGCTTGAATTCAATGAAAACAAGCACCGCTATGGCGTAGACTGGTCTGGCAACGTCGGTTACGGCGATTGGAAGAAGGCCTGCCTTACAACATTCACGTAAGGTCTTGAATTGTTGCCGGCGGCGCAATCATGCGCCGCCGTTTTCTTTCCACCAAGGAATTCCACATGGATAAGATTCGCGTGACCGGCGGAACTATGCACATAGGCCAGGGCGTCATAATATCGCTCACCGAAGAGCAGGCAAGCCCGCGCCTTCACGCTCTCGAACGTCTGGGCGATGACCTGTTCAAGGCCAATCAGATTTTGCAATTCAAGGCCGGTGAAGTTCTGGGCATCAAGATAAACGATATAGTCAAGTCAGAGCGCCACATGGCCCGCCACGTCGCGCTAGGCTCTCAAGTCGTCGAGCATTCAGCGCCGGTCGCTGCGCCCATTCAACGGCTTAAGCCCGTTTCCGCGCACCGCCGGAAGTCATAATCCATGCCGGTTGAATCATCTGCCGACAGATTATCATTTCTTTCGGCGGCGGAGTTTGGCGTGACCGCGACCTATACGCCTGTTTCAGGCGGATCATCGTCATCAGTTGCTGGCATATTCGACAAGGAATATCTGGAAGTAGCTGGCGAAGGCGAGGCAGCTGTTTCAACAACTCATCCCATGTTTGTCTGCCGCTCGGTTGACCTAACAAGCGGCGGGCTGTTTGACGATCAACTAGTGATCGATGCCGTCACCTATAAGGCGAAGGTCATCCGGCCCGACGGCACCGGCATGACAACCCTGTTTTTGGAACAGCAATAAATGGCCCATGCCCGCAAGAATATCCGCGATGCAGCGGCGCAATTGCTTGCGGGACTGAGCCAGACGGGCGCCCGCGTTTATCCCTCACGCTATTATCCGGTGGACGAGGCAAGCCTGCCCGCCATCTGCATCTATACTATTTCAGAAGAAGCCGACGCCGACAGCATGGGGCCGCGAAAGCTGGTGCGCCGGTTGCAGCTCGCGGTGGAAATCGTGGCCCGCGTTATCGATACGCTCGACGACACGCTCGACGCCATTGCCGCCGAAGTTGAAGCGGCCCTTGGCGCAAACCCGACACTAAACGGCACCGCCAAGGATTGCATTCTTGGCGGAACCCGCATCGGCCTCTCTTCACCTTCAGATCCGGCGGCCAAGCCCACCGGCTCCGCCGTGCTGAGTTACCTCGTCACCTATCGCACCCTTGCCGCCAACGCGGCGCTTATCGACTAGCAGCTGCAAAGGCAATCTCAACTGACCCGCTTCGGCGGGTTTTTCATTGAAAGGACAGATCATCATGGCGACTCATTGGGGCTACGAAGGCACGGTCAAAATCGGTGCCAACGCAATCGCAGAGATTGAGGAATTTGAATTTTCTGAAAGTGTCGATCCCATCGAGGACACGTCCATGGGAGATACCTACGCCAGTCACATCGCGGCGTCCGGCATCAAGAAATGGAGCGGGTCGATGACCTGCCACTGGGATGAGGCCGACACCAATGGCCAGGTGCTGATGGTTGTGGGCGCCTCCCTCGTTCTCAATCTCTATCCGGAGGGCGCTACGACTGGCGACACCTACTGGACCGGCACAGCGACCATCACCGAGCGCGGACAGACCACGAAGAAGGACGGCGAAACGATCAAGGCGACGTTTTCGTTTATGGGCAATGGCACACTCACCCGCGGAACGGTGTAGCGCATGAATATCCTTCAGCGCGCCCAGGCCAGCTGGGATTCCCGCCCTACCCATGAGATTGCGGTTCCGGAATGGGCCGAGGCCGGCAAGCATCTCATCATTTATTTCAAGGCCCCCAATCTGGCGACACTTTCGAAAGTGGTGCGCGAAGCCAAGGGCGATCCCATGGATGAAGCGGCCCGCCTCATCGTCGCCTGCTCACTGGACGTCGAGGGCAAGCGCCTGTTCAACAATGCCGACATCGTCACAGTGATGAACCATGTCGATCCTGCGGTGGTCGGCCGGATCGCCGCGGCGATCAAGGACCAGACCGTCGTCAATACGGGCGAAACCGAAAAAAACTCAGAAGCGATCCCTTCCGCCTGACGCTCTTTGCCATTGCGGAGCGGCTGCACCAACCGCTTTTCGTCATCGAGCAAATGAGTTTTGATGAGGTTGCGGGCTGGATCGCTTACTTCAAAATCACCAAGGACAAGCACTGATGGCCACCACTGCAAGACTTGGAATTGACATCGTCGGCACGGACCGCACTCGCGCCGGCTTTGCCTCGGCGCAACGCTCCATGGCCGGGCTCAATCGCTCGGTCAACCAGTTCAAAGGCATTGCTGCGGGCTTTGCCGGCGGAAATATCCTTGCCAGCTTCGTCCGCGGCCTTATCAGCGTCAACCGCGAAGTGCCGGCGGTCAAGACGGCTTTTGAAAACATGAGCACGGCATGGCGCGGATTTGCCCAGAAGGTGGGCGAAGCGGGGCTGAATGATGCGCTGATCAATTTCGCAAACCGCCTGGGCAGGTTAATTGTCGGCACCGACGGACTGTCTAAGTCTATCGGGGCTTTTCTGGGCGGGGCCGTCAACACGATGGGCGCATTGTTTGAAGGCATCGGGCGTTCGATAGCTTTTGTGTATGACAACATCGTTATCTTTGGCCGGGGGTTGGCGGCTCTTATTCTCGTGGAGACGGCCAGTAAGATCATCGCACTTGGCCGGGGTTTTGTGCTCCTGATTTCCACCATGCGGGCGGCGGGCATTGCAACCGGCATCTTCACCCTGATCCAGCGCCGCATGCTGCTCTTCTGGACAGCGATTATTGCGGTGGGAGCACATGTAACGGGCACTTTCGACAGGCTCACGGAAGTCATTAATCAGGCCTTCGAGGCCGGGGAAAAACTCCTCCCGCTGATTGGCGAAGATATCGCGCTCGGCCTGCAACGCATGGGCTTTGATGTGAAGTCGCTCACAGCGGATTTTGGAAACTATGAGTCAAAACTCGCGGGCATTCCATCTGCGACGGACCCTGCCACTGCATCAACCGTGAAACTCGGCAAAGCGGCAAAAACCGCCGCCATCGATGTAGCTTCGACCACTTCAGTCTGGCAGGAAATCGGGCAAAGCATTTCATCTTCGTTCTCATCGAGCATCGACGGTGTGATCGACCGCACCATGTCACTATCGCAAGCCTTTAAAAGCATGGCCACGTCAGTTCTAAAATCGGTCACCAACATGTTCGCCAACCAGGCATTAAACAGCTTGTTTGGTGGCGGCTCAGCGGGTGGCAACGGAATTCTCGGAAGCCTGTTCAGCAGTTTCTTCAAGGGTTCGGCATCTGCGATGCCGTCGGCAACATTCGGCGGCCCTAGGGCAGCCGGCGGACCAGTGTCGGCCGGCAAGTCCTACACGGTTGGGGAGAACGGCCCAGAGACGCTGGTTATGGGGAATTCGGGTCACATCATTCCAAACGGACGCGGCGGAAACCAAGTTAACGTCACAGTCAAGAACTACGTGGGCGCCCGCGTGGAAACCAGGCAGGATTCGCGCGGCAATCCCATAATCGCACTTCACAAGATGGTGGCGGATGTGGTCGATGGGCGAATGCAAGGCCGCTACGGGGCAAAGCCTGCCCACGTGCGGCGCTAGATGGTCGCCTGGCCGGGCAGCCTGCCCGCAACGCCGCTTATTGATTCCCTCGGCGTCCAGACCGACGACAATGTGTTGCGGTTCAAACCCGATGTGGGTGTCGAAATCAGGCGGGCCCGCTATACGGCGGTGTCTGAACACTTCAGTTTCACGCTCTATCTCAAGAAAACCGAACTCGCCACGCTCAAGACCTTCTATAAAACCACGCTCGGCAACGGCGTTACGAGCTTTGATTTCACCGATCCTCTGACCGGAGCGACGGGCACCTTCTCCTTCGCCGGCCCTTACGGCGTTCAGTCCATGTCCTCGCCTGATCTCTTTGCGGTGACGCTCACGCTTGAAAAACCGGCGGAATAACCCATGGCCCTCTATTCCTGGGATCAGGCCTGGCTGCAGGCCCGCGAAACTGCAGACGCCGCCCTCTGCCTGCTCACCATCCACCATCCGATGATCGAGACGTTCCGGCTGGTGCGGAACCCGGTGGCCATCACAAGCCGCGGCGACGTGTACTCGCCAAGCTATTTCGACATCAACGTGGTCAACGACAACGACCAGTTGCCGCGCGCCACCATTTCAATTCCCGGCCTTGGCGATGTTGGCCGCAAAATCAACTTCGAACTGGCAAAGCTTGTCGATCCGCCGGAAATCTCAATCGAGGTCATTTCCTCGGCCCATCTCGACGAGCCGATTTACCGGGCGGCGCGGCTGGAACTCAGGGCCATCCATATCGACGAACTGACAATCTCCGGTGAGTTGGGCCGCACCGACTATGGCACCGAAACATGCGGCACGATCCGCGTGGTGCCGTCCAAGTTTCCGGCCCTGTTCAGGCGGCGCGGATGATCCTTGACCAATACGTGGGCTTGCGGATTTCGGAACCTCGCCCGTGCTGGAAGCTGGTTCGGAAAGTCTTGCGCGAGCAGGCCGGAATCGAACTGCCAAGTTACGATGACGACGATCCGGAAGGGCGGTCTATCGAAAGCCGCGCCGCCGATTTTAAGACAGTTGCACTTTCAGACGCCAAGCCGCTCGACGTTGCCGTGCTGTTCACCGACGTGCGCTGCGGGCTGGGCTGGAAATCCGCGCCAGTTCACGTCGGCATTTTTGTTGACGCGAAACGTATCCTGCACATCGAGGAAGGCCACGCATCGCGTGTCCAGCCAGCTTCCGAACTTCGCATCCACAGCATCGTGAGGCCACTCATTGCAAGTTGAACTCCGCCCCAGCCCGGTCCTGCCGCCAAGCTACAGCATGGCCCTGACCGGCCGGAAGTCGGTCCACCGTATCCTGCGGGAAGCCGGTGCGCCGGACTGGTTCATGGATTACGGCGTGATCCGCTTGAACGGCGTCGTGGTGCCCCGAGAGCAGTGGCGGCATGTCAAGGTCAAGCCGGAAGCGGACGGCCTTCTGGAGCTTTGCGTGGTGCCGCAGAAGGGCAATCTGCTGCCCATCCTTGCCAGCGTGGCGCTTGTCGCTGCAACGGCTGGCATCGGGGCAGGGGCTCTGGGACCGGCTGGCATCGGCCTGTTCGGCGCTTCCTTCGCAGCCGGTGGGCTTGGCGCTTCCGCCACAGCTGCTGCCGTGGGCATTGCCGGGCAACTCGCCATCAGCATGCTCACCAAGCCGCCGCAGGAAGCGGCACAGGCCGAGCAGCGCGAACTGTCCCAGGCGGGCATTTCGGCCAACGGGGTCAACAAGTTCAACCCGCTGTCCGTGGTTTACGGGAACAACCTTTATTCACCGCCCCATATCAGCGAACCTTACACTACGTATGACAACGACGAACTTACGGTTCATACCATTTACGGCACTCAGGGCCGCCGCGCCATCGACAACATCCAGATCAACGGTTCCGCAATCGCCCTGCTCGAAGGCCTCAACTATGAAACCCGCGAGGGTGGCCCGGCAGATTCCGCACTCACCCTTTGCCAACTCACCTGCATCCAGCAGGACAGCGACGTGGTGATTTCGAAGTTCACGCTTGAGCACAGCGGATTATTCGTGCGCCTTGCCGACCAAGCGACACCGGATGAAAGCGCACCTGCATACCACTACTTCAGGACCGATGGCGAAGTTGACGAAATCTGGCTGCGCTATCTGGCTCCCGGCGGGTTTATACATGCACAGAGCGGCGCGTAC